CAGCTCTCAGTAGCGACCCAGACGAACTTGAGATCCCGCCCAAGGGAAGGGGCGCCGCATGAGCGCGCCTACGGCCTTCTCAAAGCTAGGCATCGTGCTTCGCCATGCGCGGGCCTCTGACCTAGCCTTCATCCTGGCGACCTGGAAGCGCCGGATGCGCAACGTTGGCGACCGGGCGCTTATGACCAACCGCGTGTACTTCGATTACGAGGGCAAGCGGATCGAGGGCATCTTATCCCGCCCCGAGGCCAGCGTTGCCATTCTTTGCCAAGACCCCGACAGCGAGCACTTGCTTGGCTACGTCGTCCACCAGATGCACGGACCCGTATTTGTCCTGCACTTCGCCCATATCAAGGGCGTCTACCAGCGCATGGGCCTTCTGACCCAAGCCATCCGCCTCATCTATCCGCCGTTCTTAGACGAGGAAATTGCCACTACCCACGTCACGCCCGAGCTTGCGCCTAGGCTCAACCGCTACCGGATCAAGTACAACCCGTATCTCTGAAAGGAAGGTTCCCCGTGGAACAGCAGGACCAGCCACAGACCCAGACCCGAGACGCCGAGACCATTAAGCACGAGTTTCTGACCGCAGCCACCCGCTACGGCGACCTGTCCTTCCAGGCCCAGCTGCTCATGAAGCAGATGGAAATGCTTGAGCAGGAATTCCGAGCCGTCGCCAAAGCCACCGAGGAGCAATGACCATGAGCCAAATCATTAAACTCAAGTACCTGAAGCTCGCGAACGCCGTTAAGACCGGCAAGGGCGAGGCCGTCTTCCTGACGAGCGACCATTTCGACATGAGAATCCACTCTGGCGTCTTTGTTGAAATCTACCATTTGAAGTCTGGCGTCACGGTTCACACGAGCCTGTTCAACGCGATCTATTGGGAGACCCTGCCCGCCGAGGGTCAGGTCGAGCAAGCGCCCGCCAAGCGTGGCCCTGGTCGCCCGCCTAAAGAGGCATAAGCCATGATCGTCCATTGCCTGCACGACGAGCTGGTTCCGATCTCGAAGCTGAAGCTGCACCCGAAGAATCGCAACAAGCATCCGCCCGAGCAGGTCGAGCGGCTGGCCAAGATCCTGAAATATCAAGGCTGGCGCTACCCCGTGAAGGTCAGCAAACGCTCGGGCTTCGTCACGGCGGGTCACGGTCGCATTGAGGCGGCCAAGGCAGCCGGCTGGAAACAGGTTCCGGTCAATTTTCAGGATTACGAGTCAGACGAGCAGGAGTACGCCGACCTTCAGGCAGACAACGCGATTGCGCTGTGGGCTGAGCTGGATCTGTCGGGCATCAACGGCGATTTGGGCGACCTCGGCCCCGATTTCGATCTCGACCTGCTCGGCATCAAGAACTTCACGCTCGACCCAGAACAGGTTGAGGCGCAGTGCGACGAGGACGAGGTCCCGGAGGAGCCGGTCGAGCCGAAGACGCGGGTAGGCGACATTTACCAGCTCGGGCGGCACCGGCTCATGTGCGGGGACTCGACGTCTATCGACGCGGTCGAGCGGCTGATGGACGGGGGATGCGCTGACATCACTTTCACGAGTCCGCCCTACAACGCAGCCAAGAATGACCACCTGATCGGCGGGGTTTCTGGGTTCGATAAAAAATACCAACACCACTCCGACGACATGCCTGACGACGACTATCTGGGGCTGCTGACGGGGTTCACGTCCATCGCCATCGCGAAGTCCAAGTATGTATTCGTGAACCTTCAGCTACTGGCTCACAACCGGGCTCCATTGCTCCGGTATCAGTCCCAGTTTCAAGAGCAGGTCAAAGATATTCTCATTTGGAACAAGAAGCAGTGCCCGCCAAACATCGTAAAGGGTGCGTTCAACACGAAGTGGGAGTATGTATTCTGTTTCTCTACCGACACGAGGACACGCGGATTTCCCTGTGAGTGGCGGGGCCAGTTTCCCAACGTGGTCGAAACTGAGTCCAACTCGGGCAACGAGTTCGCCGAAGACCACAAGGCCGGGTTCCCCGTGGCGTTCCCGAGCTGGTTCATCGAGAAATTTGATTTCGCACGATCCATCTATGAACCGTTCTGTGGGACTGGCACGACGTTGATCGCAGCCGAAAAGTTCGGACGAACCTGCTACGGAATGGAGCTCGACCCGAAGTACTGCGACGTCATCGTCGCGCGGTGGGAGAAGTACACCGGGAAGAAGGCCGAACTACTGACCGATCCAAGCCCCCACGTTTTCACCGATGGATCGACCCAACATCTAAACGCCTGAAAAACGCATAAACCATGGCTAAAATGGGCAGGCCCGAGATCGAAATCGACTGGGATCAGTTTGAGAAGCTGTGCCAATTGCACTGCACGCTTAACGAAATCGCGGGCTTCTTTAGCTGCTCTCACGACACGATCGAGCGTAAGGTCAAGGAAAGATACGGGAAAACATTTGCGTACGTTTGGGATGAGAAGTCCGCAGCGGGCAAAGTCAGCATCCGGCGCAAGCAGTTTGAGATGGCACTGAAGGGCAACGTCAACATGCTCCGGTGGCTCGGCCAGAACATTCTGAACCAGACCGATAGCGTTGAGCATAGGCTTAAAGCCGAGATCGAGCAGGTGCAGGCACTGACCGATGAGCAGCTTCTCGAGCGTGCCAAAGAGGTCGCGCCGCTTTTGATTGAGACGCTGGCTAGGCCCAAGGGGGATAAGTGAGCGAACATGCGCCGCCCTTTAGCCCCGGACGATACCGCACGAGAGGCGGGCTCAAAGCCATCGTGGGCCAGATGCGAGAGCACAGAGAAGAGGGCAAGCGCCCGCGCTGGGTGCTCAAGGGAGCAGTCGAGCTTGGCGGCGTCCTTGTGCCCACCGCATGGCTACCCGATGGCTCGAGCTTAAGCGGCGAGCGTAAGTACGATCTCGTGCGAGACGAGGAGCCCAGTGCGCCGTGAGGTTATCCTTCAGGAGCTTATCAAGCGTGGTGAGCGGCTACGTGCTGCCCAAGGGCTTATCATTGACGAGGGCTTTCCTGCGCAGGCTCGGGCTGTGTCTGACCGTTCTCAGCGACTGGCTTTCTTGTGTACCCGACGGGCAGGCAAGACCACGGGCCTTGCGCTCCGGTACTTCAACGCAGGCCAACGCTTCCCGGGGGCAATCCTTCCATACTTTGCTCTGACCCGCGACTCGGCGCGAAACATCATGTGGCCTGTGCTGCGTGAAATGGATGCCAAGTTCAACGTGGGCGCTGAGTTTATCGAGTCTCGCCTTCGCTGCGTGCTGCCTTCTGGCGCTGAAATTGTGCTCATGGGCGCAGACATGACGAACTTCATCGGCCGCGTCAGGGGCATCAAGACGCCCTTTGCCGCAATCGATGAGGCGCAGAAGTTTCGTAACAGCATCTTAGGCGAGCTGATCGACGACATTCTGACGCCTGCACTCGCTGACTATGGCACCGAGGGTTGCTTGGCTGTGGGTGGGACGCCTGGGCCTCTGCCCAAGGGCAAGTTCCACGAGATCACGACAGGCGGCTTAGGCTATTCCATCCATCGCTGGTCGCTCTTTGATAATCCTTACATGCCTGACGCACGCGCATTCGTGCGAGGCGTGATGGAAGCGAACGGCTGGGACGAGACCAACCCCACCTACCGGCGCGAGTACTTGGGCGAATGGGTCGCTGACACGGACGCGCTCGTTTACAAGTACGATCCGCTCAAGAACTGGGTGGCCGAGCTGCCCCAAGGCGAGTACCGCTACGTGCTGGGCGTGGACTTGGGCTATAGCCCCGACCCCTCAGCCTTTGTTCTCATGGCGTACCGGCCGCATGACCCGACGCTCTATGTCGTGGATGCCTATAAGCGCACTGAGATGATCGCGTCGGACGTGGCCGAGCGCATTCGCTACTACCTAAAGGACCATAGCCCGTGCACGGTCGTGATTGACGCGGGCGGCGGGGGTAAGCAGGTCGCTGAAGAAATCAGGCAACGCTACAACCTGCCGGTCCTAGCTGCCGAGAAGCAGGGCAAGAACGGCTTTATCGAGCTGATGAACTCAGACCTTCGCAAAGGCTCAATCAAGGTCGTGGGCGACTCGGCTAAGGCGCTCGTTGAGGAATGGCAATCGCTTATCTGGGACGACCGTGAGCCCGGCAGGGAGCGGAAAGAGCATCCCGAGTACGATAACCATGCGGTTGACTCAGCCCTGTATGCCTGGCGCTGGGCCTACAACTACGCATCGCGGCCAAAGGTCGTGAAGCCGCCCATTCACAGCGAGGCTGCCGTTGAGCAATGGGCAGAGCGCGAGAGCGAGAAGATTGAACGCGCACGCACGCGATTGCCTTGGGATCTCGACGACGAAGACGAGATTTAAGGTGCTGCGGGTTGTGGCAAGCACAACTCGAGGGCGCAACCAAAGCCCGCCTCCCCGGCCATCTACCCCTCGCGGCATCTGCCCGAGAATCGATGCGCGTGTCAGTATCCACGCTGCCGCAGCGGGACAGCTATAGCACGCCGGTTAACATCTGTCCCCCAGTATATGGCACAAAAGCATCCATTCCGGATTGATACGGTCCGAAAGCTGCTCCAACTCGCAGAAGAATTCCGAGTGGATGAGCTTTCCTGTGGTGGGTTCTACATCAAGCGCGGCGGTCCTGGCGCCTTGGCTGAGACGAAGGGCAAGCCCGGCGTTGAAGCAGGCGCTACGGCTGGCGAGGGCTGGGATATCACTGAGATCGACGCCGCGAACGAGCCGATTCTCGACGCCTACCGTAAGGAGCTGGCTTAATCATGGCTCGCCACGACCTGTCGGATAAAGAGATCCCGACCCATAAGTATCACCAGACCAAAGGCGGCAAGAACCTCGAGCCGCGCTGGTGGACGGTTGAGGAGTCGGCCATTCACGAGCATCTGTTCCCGCTCGTGCGCGATATCGAGCGCCGGCAGCTCTATCGCAGGGCAGCAAACCTGCGGCACGCGCGCCTGTATCACAACATGGAAGTCTTGGGCTTTTATGCGGGCGTCAATAACCCGACGGTCTTTGAGCCCTTCAACTCGGCTCGGATCTCGATCAACGTGGTCAAGGCCTGTATCGATACGGCTTGCTCGAAGCTCGCTAAATCGAAGCCTAGGCCCATCTTCCTGACTGACGGCGGCAACTGGGATCAGCAGGAGCGGGCTAAGGACCTGACCAAATTCCTCGACGGCTCGTTTGCTGCGATGGAGTACTACGCTGCGAAGCGTAAGGCTGCGCGTGATGCCATGATCTTTGGCACGGGCGCGATCAAGTTTTACAAAGAGGGCGGGCAGGTTCACTGCGAGCGCGCTCTGATCGATGAGATCATCATCGACGACGCTGAGGCCATTTACGGCGAGCCGCAGTCGTTGCACCAGGTGCGCTACGTCAGCCGGGATAAGCTCAAAGAGGCGTTCCCGAAGCACGAGGCTGCGATTAAAGAAGCTGCGCCCGGCTTCTCGGCCAACGTGACGAGCCCGGGCGCGAAGGACATCATCCGCATCGTAGAGAGCTGGCATCTGAAGTCTGGCCCAGATGCTGACGACGGGGCGCACGCCATCGTCATTGATGGCTGCACGCTGTTTGCTGAGAAGTACACGCGCGACTTTTTCCCGTTTGAGTTCATCCGGTGGACTGAGCGGGTCACCGGTTTCTTTGGCATCGGCATCGCCGAGGAGCTGACGGGCATTCAGATCGAGCTGAACAAGCTATTCCGCACGATTCAGAAGGCGCAGCACTTGATGTGTGTGCCTCGCGTCTGGTTCCAGGCGGGATCGGTCTCGAATAAGAACCTGACTAACGAGATTGGCTACGTAGGCACGTATGATGGCGCGCCGCCGATGTTTACGACGGCTCCGGCGATGCCGCCCGAGGCATATCAGCACGCCAACACGCTCTATAACCGTGCGTTTGAGATCGTGGGCATCTCTGCGCTGTCTGCCACGGCCCAGAAGCCTGCAGGCCTCGACTCTGGCCGTGCTCTGCGTGAGTACCAGGACATTGAGTCCGAGCGGTTCCAGATCTTCTCGCAGCGATATGATGACGGCGCGCTCTTGGCTGCCAAGATTACGATTGAGATGACGCAGGAGCTGGCCGAGGACGACCCGCATTACGCAATCAAGGCCCAAGACGGTAAGTCGATCGAGGAGCTGCGCTGGAAAGACGTGAACCTCGAGCGTGACCAGTACGTCATGCGCTGCTTCCCGTCCAATATCCTGCCCGCCACCCCTGCTGGGCGGCTCCAGACGATTCAGGAGCTGGTGCAAGCTGGGTTTATTGACCGTGAGAATGCGCTCGACCTGCTCGACTTCCCGGATCTCGAGGCCTTCATGGGCTACAAGAACGCTCCGGTCGAGATGGTAAAGAAGATCATTTACCGGATCTTGAAAGATGGCGAGTACCAGACGCCCGAGCCTTACATGAACCTGACTGTGGCCCAGCAAATGGCACAGCTGGCCTATCTGAAGGCTAAGAACGACAACGTGCCCGAGGAGCGGCTCGACCTGTTCCGCAGGTTCATTGACGACTGCGCAGCCCTTCAGCAGCAGATGCAGGCGCCCGAGCAAGACCCGGCCGCCATGATGGCTCAGGCTGGCCTAGGGCCCGAGGCTCAGCTTCAAGGTCAGCCCATGGCCGCGCCTGAAGCGATGCCGACCAACGAGCTGATCCCGAACGTTCCGGGGGCCGTATGATCTATGTGGTCAAGCAATGGGTGACGCATCCGCTTCATCCCAAGGGCTTCATGAAGATCAGCAAGATCGTCGGGCGTGACCTGAAGCACGCGGCCGAGATGCTGAAGATCCCTGAGAGCAACCGGCGCGATATCGAGCGGACGGGCAAGACCGTAAAGGTTGATCCCGAGGGCCGGCGCACCGAAATCGAAGTGATTGCAGAGGAAAAGGTCTAATGTTGGAAAGCCAAATCGCACAAGGATCGACTGCTGAAGCGGCCACCCCTGCCAGCTCGCAGCCCGAAGCTCAGGCCGGTAGCGCCGGGATGGTCTCCCTGGTCAATCCCACGGATGGGGTAGCTACCGCGCCTGAGACCAAACCCGAGGCACCGAAAGCCAAGCCCGAGGACGACCTGTCTGCTCGGTTTGCCGCTTTGACGCGCAAGGAAAAGAAAATCCTTGAAGCGGAGCGCAAGGCTAAGGAGCTGCTCGAGAAGTACACGCCGCTTGAGGAGGCTTTGACGCAGAAAGATGCGCTTAAGCTGCTCGAACGTGCGGGATTGAGCATCAATGATGTGCTCGACGCTGCGATTAAGCAGGGCGAGCCGCCCAGCATGGACGACAAGGTCAAAAGCCTTGAAGAACGTCTGGCTGCATACGAACGCGAGAAGCAGGAAGCGCTTGAAAAAGCGCAGCGTGACGCGCAACTCAAAGCCGCCGAGGCTGAGGTCACTGCGTTTAAGCAGACGATCGAAAAGCAGATCAAAGAAGGCGGCGAAAAATTTGAGTTGATCGAACTGCATAATGCATACGATGCTATTTATGAAGCCTGCTTTGAGATCGTGTCGAACGATCCCGAGAGTTATCAGACCAGGGCGCAAGCTGAGGCCCTGATTCCTCGGGTCGCCGAAATGATCGAGGCAGAGCTGAGTAAGAGTCTCGAGACGCTGAAGGCTTCTAAGAAGCTGAAGGCGCTGCTCGGGATTGCCGACGCGGGGAGCGCACTCGACGCCGCGACGGGTTCACAGACACAGTCGAGCGCACCAGAAGCTAGTCCCTTTGCGCCTGCGAAAGCGAAGTTTACCTCGCAGGACGTTACCCTAACGAATCGGACCGCTGCGATTCCGGCACAACCGGATTCAAAGCCCCGGCCCAAGACTCGTGAGGAGTCGCTCGCACAAGCGGCGGCACTTTACGAGCAACTGGTCCGGGCGAAACAACAGGGGCAATCGACGCCCCGGTAACAAAGGACTAGATCATGTCTCTCGATTTGACTGCTTTTGATGCTGCGCTTAAGCAGCACTACACGGACGATGCTGTTCTGGACATGGTGTACAAGGACAATCCGTTCCTTGCGCTCATTCCCAAGATGGAAGGCTTCGGCGGCCGTAACCTGCCCATTCCGCTCATCTTCGGCAACCCGCAAGGCCGTTCGGCCACGTTCGCTCGAGCCCAAGCTCGCGGCGCCGTGACGAACTCGCGCCTTGAGGACTTCATTCTGACCCGGGTGAAGGACTACTCGATCGCGACCATCGACAACGAGACGATGGAAGCCTCGAAGGGCTCGGCCAACGCGTTCCTCGAGGCCGCGACCGTTGAAATCGACGGCGCGATCAACTCGCTGACCCGTTCGCTGGCCATTGCTCAGTACCGCGCTGGTTACGGTGAGATTGGCCAGATCCTGGCTGGCTCGTCGGTTGCTGGCACGACGCTCAGCCTGTCGAACCCGGACGACGTCGTTAACTTTGAAGTGGGCATGGAGCTTGATGTTGCGACCGGCGTGACCGGCGCCTCGAAGGCTTACGGCTCGTCGGGCAGCGGCCTGATCATCACCAAGGTTGACCGCTCGGCTCAAACCGCGCAGCTGACCTTCGGCTTCAACGTGAACGACGCGACGAACGGCATCCCCACCATTGCGGCGGGCGACTTCCTGTTCGTTCGTGGCGACCACTCGGGTGCGACGCTGACGAAACTGGCTGGCCTTGAGGCGTGGATCCCTTCCTCGGCTCCGACCAGCTCGATGTTCTTCGGGGTTGATCGCTCGGTTGATGCGACCCGTCTCGGCGGCCAGCGTCTCAACGGCGTCGGTCTCCCGATCGAGGAAGCTCTGATCGACGGCGCTGCGCAAGTGGCCCGTGAAGGCGGCAAGCTCGACCATTACTTCATGAGCTACGCGAAGTTCGCGGAACTCGAGAAGTCGCTCGGCTCCAAGGTTCAGTACGTGAACCTCGAAGCTACGGCTCAAGTGG